ACTCGAACAGCTTCATCCATTGGATCTCCATATCCTCTCTGCGCCCTTAACACGCCATACAGGCCATTGCCTGTACTATTTCCTCCTCCATCACATACTCCACAGCAGGTGCCCTCTCTCGCATCAACGCCGCCCTGACGTTGATCATATAATTGTGTATGCTGGACACCACGTGGCGGGTTGACAACCGACGTGCACGCTCCGCATCATCAGGTGAATACAATATCCACCTCGCACTGATCCCTTGCCTCCGCAAGGCATCCACAATCAGATTCGGATGCTCGTGTGTGAGCATCACTTTTAACTGTGGACGACAACCCGATGCCAGTTTCATGGCAACCACCTCAGCCACGCCCGAGAAGACGAGATCATCATGACTACTCGACCCAGTGGGCCGGTGGTAGGCATCCTTACCAACCCACGCCGCTGCAACCCTATCGTACCTAGCAACCTGCTTCTGTTGAAATCTCCTTGCCAACCTACTCAGCCCGCAACCATGAGCCGCCGCTACCACCACCACCGTCCGTTCCTCGCGGCCTGGTAGCCGTAAGCAGAAATCCGGCTGATCGGCGGCATGCACGCCAAGCCCGGCAATCACATTGATGTCCGCCGCAACACGATCCAGCATGTCTGGGGGGGCACGCAGTGGCCGCACACGCGCCAGCTTCTCTGGTGGGGCAGTTCTGAGCAGACCTTCATATCCACCCATCAATTGGGCCTCACGCCTGCCCAGGCCCATGGCCGCCAAATTGTCCTCCTCAGTAATGGCACGCCCCTGTGCATGCGCCGCAGCCCACGCCTCCGTGGTCTTTGCCAACCCAGGGCCTGGTGCCAACTCAGGAAGAGACAACGGCACCTCAGTGAAATTGCAACCCTTCGGCCACCGGGATGCTATGAGGCGACCCACACGATCCCGTTCCGTGTTCATCTCACACGACCCATGCGTGTCTATGGCTATTGACTCCCTGAACTGGTCACGCAGCCAATCCTTGTCCAGTGACCTGAGGATCCACCTCGCCTCTGGCGTATCTAGATAACTCGAGACACCATGCGACTTCCAATTTGGTTTCATACGCTGACGCACCACGAAGTCAGGCGCCACCTCTTCACCATAACCAATGCATCCCATAAAAAGC